ACAACCACAATGCTTGCTAATACAATGACAAGTGGTGGTAATTTTGGCTCTGCTACACAAGTTCCTGTTTTTCAAGTAAATGACAAAGGACAAGTTACAGGTATTACTGAAGTTTCTGTTGCTGGTGTCTCAAATATTGATTACACACAATCTAATAATACGATCACAGTTACTACACAAGCAGGTACAATATTCAAAGCGCCTATCGATGCGGCTACAACTACAGCAACAACTGGTAGAGGTTTAGCATCATTCAACTCAAGTGATTTTACAGTATCTTCTGGTCATGTGTCATATGTTGACACAACTGTAAGATCAGTTGGTTCTGATAGCGGTACCGCCACACCTTCTGTTCACACATTTAATATTTATGGCGGTGAAGGTATTGACACAAGCGGATCTGGTGCTAACATCACTATCGCCGGTGAAAACGCAAGCACATCTAATAAAGGTATCGCATCATTTGATAGTGGAGATTTCAGCGTATCTTCTGGTGCGGTTTCACTCAAAAATGCTACAACTGGTGCAGTTCTTACAATCAACGGAACATCGAATGAAGTAAATGTTTCTCGTTCAAATGGTACAGTGACGGTTGGTCTACCAGATGATGTGACTATTGCTGGACAGTTAAATGTCGGTGAGAATGTTGTTGTGTCTGGTAACTTATTTGTTTCTGGCACAACCACTACAGTCAACTCAGAAACGGTGAATATTGCCGATAACATTATTGTTCTCAATAGTAATCACACAGGATCACCAACACAAGATGCTGGTATTTCAATTGAGCGTGGCACCAGCGCAGACAAAACTTTAATTTGGGATGAAAGCAATGACAGATGGACAGTAGGCTCTGAAACATTTGTTGCTGGAACATTTATAGGTGCATTAACTGGAAATTCATCGACAGCAACAAAATTAGCAACATCAAGAAGTATTGGTATTAGTCTCTCAGGAGATGTGGCAGGCTCTGGTTCTGCCAACTTTGATGGTAGTGGTAATATTACTATCAGTGCAACAAACATGACTGTTCAGCCAAACTCTGTTGAACTTGGAACAGATACAACTGGTAACTATGTTGCTGGTGTTTCTGCTGGAACAGATATCTCAGTATCAGGCTCTGGTAGTGAGAGTGCTACTGTTACAATCAATCATGCAGACACATCTACTTTAGATGGGGCATATGGTTCTACAGATGATGGCACTAAGATTGATACTATCACAGTTGATGCAAGAGGTCATGTGACCGCAGTTTCGACTGGTCCTACTATGGATCAATGGATTCTTGAAGATGGTGATGGAACCGAAGTTACAATCACAAATGATAAAGAAGTGAAGTTTGTTGAAGGCGGCGGCATCAACATTGATTGGACTGATACCTCTACTGGATCAGACGGTGATCCATACGATTTGACATTTACAATCAACACAGGTATAACAGCAGGCTCTGGATTGAACGGCGGCGGCACACTAAACGCAACCAGAACAATAAATCTAGATTCTGATGTTCGTGGTGATATGTGGATAATGGGTAGAGATACAAACGATTATTACTCTGTTGGAACAACTACACATAATTGGTATCTAGATGGCGCTGAAGATATGCGCTTGAGTAACAACGGTAATCTCGATGTTGAAGGTGATATCATTGCATTTTCAACAAGCATTTCATCAGACGAAAGACTTAAAACAGATATTACTAAGATTGATAATTCTCTTGAAATTCTTGACAGTATCAATGGTGTAAACTTTACATGGAAAAAGAACGATAGAAAATCTACTGGTGTAATCGCTCAAGATGTTGAAAAAGTTATGCCACATCTCGTCAATGAAACTGAAAAACTTGGAACAGATGGTGTATATAAGACTGTTAATTATGATGGTTTGGTTGGTGTTCTTATTGAAGCAGTCAAAGAACTTTCTGCAAGAGTTAAAGAACTAGAGAGCAAATAATGTCAGCAAAAGCAAATCTCATAATTGAACAAGGCACAGACTATTCAACAACTCTCACTGTTGAAGATTCAAATGGTTCTGCTCAGGACTTGACAGGCTACACAGCCGCAGGTCAAATACGAAAGCATTACACATCAAACACTGCTATAAACTTTACAATGACCTTTGGTTCACCTAGAACGGATGGTCAGTTGACCATTTCTCTTGGTAGAACAACAACTGCCAATATGGAATCAGGTCGTTATGTTTATGATGTAGAGATCACAAGTGCAGCCAATACTCGTTCAAGACTTGTTGAGGGTATCGTTACCATCACACCTGAAGTCACGAAGACATAGAGAACTCTTTATAAATAGAGTGTAAGGAGTTCAAACATGGCAAATTCACCAGCACAAAATCAGTTCAGAGTAAGATTTGCAGGAGCGACACAAGATATCACTCTTAGAAACCAAGTCACGGCTGGCGCTAGACTTGACACTCTTGCTGATGTAAACACTGCTACTTCTGCTAACGGTTCTATTCTTGTATACGATAACTCTACTGATACTTATGTTCAAAGAGATATTTTGACCTTTGATAATGAATATAATGCATTCAAACTTGATGGTGGAACATTCTAATGGTTAATATTATTCAGATTAAAAGAAGTCAATCTAATAATGCGCCTACAACTTTAGCAAATGGTGAGATTGCATATTCTTATTCATCAAATAAATTATTCATTGGTCAAACTGATACGAGTGATGCCACAGTTTCAGTTGAATATATAGGTGGTAAACTAATCGTTGACAAAGTGGCGAATCTTGAGAGTATTGTTATTGATGGAAATGTTGACAGTAGAACATTCAGTAATGTGATTATTACAAATACACTGATTTTGCAGAACTATTCAAATAATGGTGTGTTAATCACAAAAGCAGGTGGTGTTATTGAATCTATTACAGGATCAAGCGGTAAACTTATGCAGATTGCTTCTAATAGTTCGCCTGTATTTGACGATTTAGATGGTGGTGCTTTTTAGGTGAAAAAAACATGGACAGTTACAAAGATGATGCTGTAAATTATGCGAAACTTGTTGTTGACTTAAAAAATGAAATTGATAGACAGAACAATGTAATTAAACATCTGAAGAATCAGATTGAGATACAAAAACAAATTCCTGTTCCTGTCACAGTTATTAAACAAGTAGCCGAGATGAAAGAAGAGATAAGTAAATTATATAGTGAGTTGAAATATTACAAAGATAACGCTCAAAGTCATGTAATTATAAATAGAGAAAAGTATAATAATACCACTCGCAAAGGCAGTGGACTCAGATAAAACTAGGAGTGACGGAAAATGGCTTCCATTATTAAACTAAAGCGTTCATCCTCTGCACTAGCCGTTCCAGGCTCATTGCAAACGGGTGAAATTGCTGTTAACCTATTTGATAGAAGGCTCTATGTAGGTAACGGTGCTGGTGTTACTGCTGTTGGTGGTGAAGCATTCAAACTAACGGTAGATGAAGGCACAGTAAACGGTGACGGTGCGTATATCAAATTACTTGGCGAAACGACACCTTCAACTAACTCAGTATTTCTTGCCGCTGGCGAGGGTATGGATGTTACACTAAACGGTAACGGTTCTATTACCTTCTCTGGTGAAGACGCAACAGCATCTAACAAAGGTATTGCTTCGTTTGACAGCGGTGATTTTGTTGCATCATCTGGTGCAATCACGCTTGCTAACACAGTAAACGGTGCTGTTCTTGCACTTAACTCTACAGCAAACGAAACTACAGTTTCTAGAACAAACGGTATCGTAACAATTGGTCTACCAAATGATGTGACAATTGGCAACGATCTCACAATCACAAATGACGCTTCTGTTGGTGGACAGTTGAATGTCACCGAAAACATTGTAGCAACTGGTAATACATCTGTTGGTGGTAATCTAACGGTTACTGGTGATGCTCATGTTGATGGTAATCTAACAGTTGAAGGCGCAGTCACATACATCTCTTCATCGACAGTTAATGTTGATGACAGTATGCTTAAACTTTCTGCTAACAACGCCGCTGACACAGTAGATACTGGTGTCTATGGTAAGTATGTTGTAAGTGGAAACAGTGCTATTCAGTACGCTGGTTACTTCAGAGATGCAGGCGATGGTGTATTTAAGTTCTATACTGGACTAGATGCTGAACCAACAACCACAGTTAATACAAGCGACACTGGCTATGCATTAGCACAGTTGGACGCTATCATTGACGGTGGCACATATTAAATAATACTAATACATAACTTATATAAAACGGTCTATATAGACATTGAATAAGGAGAGCCATAGCTATGGCGTCAATAGTAAAAATAAAGCGCAGTTCCGTTCAAGGAAAGGCGCCGACCACTAGTGATATTACAACAGGTGAAATCGCTCTTAATATCAGAGATGGTAAACTCTTTTCGTCTGACGGCTCTTCTATATTTGAAGTTGGTGCTAATAATACGGTAGCTAAAATTGGCACACTTACT